TAAGGCTTACACGGTTCGGGAACAGTTTCCGACGCGCGGCGATAAGGCCATCAGGGCGCAATCTATGCGGTCTGCAATGGCGATGAACGGCCTTTACGTGGATTTCAATGCGCCATGGTTTGCGGCGTTTCGCTCGGAGATTCTGAGTTTCCCAGCCGGGAAGAACGACGATCAGGTGGACGCAATCGGCCTTGTCGGCCAGTTGCTCGATCAGATGCAGGCTGGGCCGCTCGCCAAGAAGGCCGAGGTTAAGCCGCGTGACCGCTGGGATGCGGTGTTTGACGACGACGGAGACGGATTGAATTGGAAAACGGCGTAGCTGCTGACCAGGCACCGTCCAAGGACGCGATGCTCGATGTTGGCGATCTCTGCAGAATGTTTGAGGAAAGCGAGGATTCAACCTACGAATCCCGCAAGCTGTCAGAGCGCGACCGTGACTATGTGGACAACAAGCAGCTTACGGCTGAAGAACTTTCGACGCTGAAGAAGCGCGGCCAGCCGCCGGTTATCGACAACCGCATCAAGACCAAGATTGACTATCTCGTTGGCCTTGAGAAGCAACAGCGCATCGACCCGAAGGCGCTTCCTCGCACGCCGAAGCATGAGAGCGACGCAGACGGCGCGACCGAGGCGTTGCGTTATGTGGCCGAGGAGCAGGACTACGACGCCAAGCGCTCTGCTGTCTGGCGCAACATGCTCGTTGAAGGTTTCGGTGGCATCGGCGTGTCTGTGGCAGAGGCTACCGATTACAGTGGTAAACCGGGAGTTGAGGTCCGCATTCGCCGGTATTCGTGGGATCGGCTTTTCTATGACCCTCATTCATCTGAGACAGATTTTTCGGACGCAGGCTATCTCGGAGCGGTCCTGTGGATGGATTACGACGATGCCTTGGCGATGTACAAGGATAACCCGGACGCTGCGAACATCCTGGATACGACGCTCACCACTGCACCGAGCGATACCTACGACGACAAGCCCAAGCATTCGCTGTGGGCTGACAAGAAACGCAAGCGCGTTCGCATCTGCCAGATTTGGGTCAAGCGCGATGAACAGTGGCATTTCGCTGAGTATACCAAGGGCGGCATTCTGAAGGCTGGAGCTTCGCCTTACCAGACCGACAAAGGCGAGAGCGACTGCGAACTATTCCTGCAGTCGGCATATTGCGACCGAGACAATAACCGTTATGGCCTCGTTCGCGAGATGATCTCGCTTCAGGACGAGGTGAACAAGCGTAGGTCGAAGTCGCTGCATCTGCTGTCGTCTAACCAGACGATGTACGAAGAAGGCGCTATCGACAATATTGAACTGTTCCGCCGGGAGAAGGCAAAAGCTGACGGAACGATGAAGGTCGCACCCGGCGCGCTGCGTGACCAGCGCGTTCAGACCATCAGTGGCGTAGAGGTTGCCACCGCGCAATTCCAGCTCTTGCAGGAGTCAAAAAACGCAATTGACCTGAAGGGGCCGAACGCCACGGAGATGGGCGACAAGACGCAGGGATCGAATGCGGCGTCTGGCCGAGCCATCGTTGCCAGCCAGCAGGGCGGCATGATCCAGATTGGCGACCTGATGGACAATTTGCGCCATCTGGACCGCCGCGTGTTTCGTGCGATGTGGAATCGCATTCGCCAGTACTGGACAGCCGAAAAGTGGATTCGCGTCACGGACGACGATCAAAACGTCAAGTGGGTTGGCGTGAACGTGAACCCGCAGCAGATTCAGATGCTCGCCGCGCAAGACCCGCAGGCCGTGCAGAAGATCGCCGGGGTTGTCGGCAATGTTGCCGAGCTTGATTGCGATATCATCATTGATGAAGCGCCGGATAGCCTGTCGCCTCAGCTAGAGCAATTCCAGTCGCTTGTTGAACTAAAGAAGTTTGATACCGAGGGAGAAATCCCGTTCAAGTCGATTGTTCGCGCCGCTCCGAACCTCAAGGGCAAGCAGGCCATTCTCAACGAGATGGAGCAGCGGGCCGCTCAAAAAGAGCAGGCGAGCAAGCCAGCGCAGGAATTGCAGATGCGTGGCGCACAGGCAGAAGTGGCCGAAACCGAGTCCAAGGCCGCACTAAACATCGCGAAGGCGCATGAGGCCGGGATGCCAGATCAGGCTGCACCACAGCAGCAGGTCGAATATGAGCCGCCGCCGGAGCTACAGAACGCAAAGATCGTGGCCGAGATCGAGAAGCTCCTGTCCGACGCGCGCAAGAACGACGCGACGACGCACAAAGCCGAAACCGAGGCCATGCTGGCTCCTGCGCAAGCAGCGCATCAGGCGGCGATGGATCGCGACAATTTCCAGCAGGGCATTCAGGACCGCGCCGCAGATCGCAAGCTGGCCGCGCGCAAGCCGCAGGCCGCTTAACGAATACCGTCGCCGGGTTACGGGCGTTTGAGAGCGTGTCTCACACAACACGCGGTGCCGCCGATCTTCGGGCGTATGTGACTAATCACAAAAACTAGGATGCCATGACTGAATCTCTGGACAATATCCTGTCCGGGAGCGGCGAAGCCGTGACCGAGCAGAACACCAATGTTGAGGAAAACGTAGCGCAGGCTGAAGGCGAGAGCCAACAGCAGGCCGAAGCAGAAGGCAATGAAGGCCAACAGCAGGGCGGGCAACGTACCGTGCCGCATGAGGCGCTTCATGCCGAGAAGCAGAAGGTCAAGCGTTACACCGAGGAAGTATCGAGCCTCCGCCAAGAGATTGCGGATCGAGATGCAGCTTGGGAGCGCCGTATCGCGCAGCTTGTCGAGGCCCAAAAGCCGAAGGCAGAACCTCAGCAGAAGCCGGATTGGTTTGAGAACCCGGAAGCCGCAACGCAACACGCTGTGCGGGAAACGATAAACCCTCAACTCGATCAGGTTACGTCAACCCTGATGGCGACCGCCCAAATGGTGGCAGGCATCAAGTATGGCGACGACAAGGTGGCTGAAGCCGAACAGGCGTTTATTAGCGCTCTGCAAAGCAAGAAGCTCGATCCAGCAGATTATCACAAGGTGGCAAGCAGCCCGAACCGCTATGCGGCGGCTGTTCAGTGGCATCAGCGCCAACTTGCTCAAGCAGAGATCGGTGACGATCCGGCGGCCTACAAGGCCAAGCTGGAAGCCGAAGTGCGCGAGAAAGTATTGGCTGAAATTCAGCAGGGCGATGGCCAGCAACCGCAACAGCGGCAGGCCGCAATGCCCTCCAACTTCGCAACGGCCCGCAATGTGGGCAATCGCAGCGCCGGTCCCGCGTGGTCCGGGCCTGCATCCATTCAGGACATCTTCAAACGCTAACCACGCCGTTACGACGGCGCGCGATTTGGTGTCCGCATCCGAAAGGATAGCCATCCATGGCTGACACTCGTGTAGCCTCCGGCCTCACTGTCGAACAGTGGGACGACAAGTTCTTCACTGAATACCTGACCGAAAACCGCTATTCCGGCGAAATGGGTACGGACGAAAGTTCGATTATCCAGGTCAAGGAAAATCTGACCAAGAAGAAGGGCGACCGCGTTAACTTCGCGCTCGTCAACAAGCTGACCCAGGACGCGATCACCGGTCGCAATGTTCTGGAAGGCAACGAAGAGGACATGGCCTCGCGATCGTGCGAAGTGGCCGTGGACAAGCGCCGTAATGCCGTTCGCGTTGCGGAAATCGATGAACAGTATTCGGCAATCGGCCTCCGTGAAGCTGGCCGCTCGGTCCTCAAGGAATGGTCCCTGAAGGATACCGAAACGCTCATCACCAAGTCGCTCGGCACCATGACTGACGGCACTTCCGTCATCAACATGAACGCCACTGATGTGGCCGCTGGCGGCAACCAGACCGCGCTTGACGCATGGTTGGTGAACAACAGCGACCGCGTGTACTTCGGCAACAACGCCTATACGGCCAAGACCGACTTGTCGGCGGGTCTGGCGACGTTGACCAACGCGACCGCGACCGAGAACTTCACCTCGGTCAACGCCAAGGCCATGAAATTCATGGCGACGGTGACTGCGAATCCGAAGATTCGTCCGATCCGTGTGGATGCATCGAAGGGCCGCCGTTACTTCATCGCGTACTGCCACCCGCTGGCTTTCCGCGATCTTCAGGCGGACACCACGATCACGCAGGCACAGCGTGAAGTGAAGCTGGAGATGGAAAACAACCGTCTCTTTCAGGGCGGCGATCTGCTCTGGAACGGCATCATCTTCAAGGAAGTGCCGGACATGTACGACATCAACACCCTGACCAATCTGGGCGACTCCAGCACTTCGACCGTTGTGCCGGTGTTCCTGTGCGGTGCGCAGGCTGTTGGCGCGGCATACGCAAAGCGCTGGACCTCGAAGGAACAGACCTTCGACTACGGCGACAAGCGCGGCGTGGCTATCGAGTCGATCTACGGCATCGAGAAGCTGACCTTTGGCACGGGCGGCAGCGACCGCACGACCCCGAAAGACTTCGGCGTTGTGACCGGCTTCTTCTCCGTCTCGGCAACCTCGTAAGGAGTCTGACACATGGCTATTGGAACTGTTGCTTCCGCTCAGGTTGCCTCTGGCAAGCCTGTAGCGGGCCATGGCTTTGCGGGAAACCTCAAGGTCGCCTATGGCACGTATAACATCGGCTCTGCAGTTGCGCAGAACGACGTTATCCAGATGTGCCGTACCCCGAAGGGTGCGGTTATTCTCGACGTTGCCATTTTCGGTCAGGACATCGACACCGGCACGGAAGCGCTGGATTTCGATGCTGGCTACGCCGCTAACGGCGTGGACGCTGCCGACACTGATGCTTGGGGCGTTTTCGTGAACGTCACCGGCGACGGTATCGGAAACGACACCGCGACCGTGCGCCTGTTCGGCGCTGGTGTGCTAGCCTCGGGCGGCCCGAAGACTCTGGCGGCGGAAACCGTCCACCAGATCATCTTCAACGCAGCGGCGAACGCAGGCGGTACTGGCCGCCTGAATATGCTGGTCTACTACATCATCCCGTAAGGGATCGCGGGCGGGGGCTTTGGCTCCCGCCTTTTCTCGTTTGAGGGCCGCGCATGTCCAAGACAGCCGACAATCTTGTCTATGAGGTCGCCGCCATTCTCGGCAAGGCTGTTGCCGGTGAGGCGCTTGGCCAGCCTGAGTACGACACAATCGACAACAACATTGATCCCGTTCTCGCTGAGATTGAGAACATCGTTTATGTGGGCGACCGCGACGACATTCCGGACCGCTATTTCCAGACCATCGCGCGGTTGGTTGCAGTTCATTCGGCAGCTAAGTTCAGCAATACGCCGGTTGACCTCGTGGAAGTGACGAAGCACGAAAACAGGCTTCGTGATCTTGCGGCCTCTCAGCCGACATACCAAACCCAGAAGGCGGTCTATTACTAATGACCGCGATCCCGTTTCCCCTGCTATCCGCACCGGGGCGAAAGCCACAGTCAGCGGGCGGCAGGCTTATCAATTGCTTCCCTGAGAAACTGAGCGGGACCGCTGGCGAGCAATACATCTATTGGCGCACGCCGGGGCTGAAAGCATTCGGCACGAGCGGAGGCGCAACCTTTAGAGGCGCGCTGCAAGTCGGCAGCACGGTTTATGCCGTCATTGACGACACAGCCTATTCGTTCTCGTCATCTGGCGGGGCAGGAACGCCGCTTTCCGGAACGGTGCCGGGCACTGCGCCCGTTATCATGGCGCGTAACAACGCGGCAACGCCGAACATCGCTATTGTCTCTCCGGGTGACGGAGTTGTGCAGATCGCGAGCGGGTCGGTTTCTTCATGGCCTGACGCCGATGTTGGGCAGCCCAATTCGGTTTGCTTCCTCAAGGGCTTTTTTGTCTTCACGTATGGCGACGGGAAAACCAGAACGTCCGGCGTTAATTCTACCAGCATCAACACGCTGGATGTGGCGACGGCTGAGAGCAAGCCCGACACGCTGTATCGGCCCATGCCTCTCGGCAACGGTCAATTGCTGCTTGTCGGATCGGCATCAACGGAAGTGTGGGGCGGGCAGGTCAACGACACAGGCTACCCGTTCAGCTACATTGCCACCATCCCGCGCGGGGTTGTCGGCCCTTACGCGATCACTGGCGATCAGGATGGCTGGGGCAAGGGTATCTATGCAGTTGGCGATGATCTGAAGGTATCGCGGCTCGATGGCTATCAGTTCACGCCGATCTCGCCTGTTGAGCTTGATACGCTTATCGAGGCGGAAGCGGATCGCACTGCGATTAGCATTTCGGTCTATGTGGCGCAGGGCAGGGGTTACGTCGTAGTCCAAGGCCCTACGTGGTGTTGGGAGTTCGATACGGTCTTGCAAAGCTGGCACGAGCGCCAGAGCCATTTGCAGAGCTATTGGCGCGGCTTGTTGCCGTTCCCGGCCTTCGACAAGTGGCTGTGCGGCGATCGATCATCCGGAAAGCTACTTGAAATCAGCGCAACGACGCACGATGAGACGGGCGATCCGCTCCGGATGCGCATTGAAACGGGACCGCTAGGCGGCTTCCCGCAAGTCCTGCGGATCAACGGAATTGAACTCTATCTGACCAAGGGCGTCGGCATTGCAACGGGCACTGACCCTGTGCAGACCGATCCTGACGTTGAGATTTCGATCTCGCGCGACGGCGGCACGTCATGGAGTCCGGGCAGGCCGATCAAGGTTGGCTGGCAGTCGTTGACAGCAGGCCGCGTGCGTTCCGCGCTGTGGGGCCAGGCTGAAGTTCAGGGCGTGCGTTGGCGCTTCGATGAATCAAGCAACGTGCCGTTCGGATTTATGGGCGCGGATATGCAGGCTGAGGCGCTTCGCTGATGGCCCGCAAGGTGACGATCCCCGGCCAGAATGTCCCCATTCAGATCGGCGGCGCGATCAATCCGGATTGGTATCTCGTTCTCAAGTTTCTAGAGACGCTGCAGCCGCTCTCGGATGTGGACTTTGCAGCGATAGATGCAGCGATTGCGCTCAAGTCGAACATCACTCGAACCATCAATCCGCAGACGGGAACGAGCTATACGTTCGCTTTGTCGGACGCTGGAATTATCTGTGAGTTCTCCAATTCGTCGCCGGTCACGGTGACGGTGCCGCCAAATTCGTCCGTAGCCTTTCCGGTCGGAACACAAATCGAAGTCACGCAAACCGGAGCGGGCAAGACAACGCTGGCGCAGGGTTCCGGTGTCACGATTACGTCGTTGGCGAGCTACAAGACGATTGCAGGTCAATACGCAAGCGCCACGCTCTACAAGCGCGCGACTGATACCTGGCAGTTGAGCGGGAGCCTGATCGCGTGAGTCATTTCGGGCTTGGGCTGATTTCCAGCAACGGCACTCCCGGCAACGATGCGTTCACAAAGATATTGCTGCACATGGATGGCAGCAACGGCGGCACCACATTTACCGATGTGAATGCGGGAGGGTCTGCGCATACGTGGACGCCGACGAACGCAACGACAAGTACAAGCTCTGCGAAGTTCGGTCCGTCTTCATTGCTCTGTTCTACGGGATACATTTCGACACCCGCGCATTCTGATTTCGACATCGGCACAAATGACGCTTGTTTTGACTTTTGGTTCAACAATAACGGCATCAGCGGCGGATATGGGATCGCCGGACAGCAGGACAGTTCAGGTACCCTTGGCTCGACTTCGTTCTTTATGGTCCGCTCCGGCGGCTCAGGATTTATTCAAATAACGATTGTCAATGCGAGCGCGTCGGGGACGACCAGCCTGCAAAGCACGACCGGGTTCGCGAGCACGTCAACATGGAACCACGTTGCGCTCACCAAGTCCGGCACATCGTTCCGGCTGTTCATTAACGGCACACAGGAAGATTCGACTAAGACCCTGGATTCCGTTCGGTCAAGTTCGCAGCCCTTTACCATAGGCCGCGCGGGCGAC